TAAAATATCTTCTAAATTTTGTGGTCGCATTTTAGGTATCCGCTAGTTTTGTAAAAGTGAAATAGGTTAAATTCTCGTTGGTATTCCCCTGCGTAACAGTATCAGTCAATGTCACGTTCACACCAAATCTAACCTTACACTCTGCTGTATCAGTCACATCAAAAATATAGGATGTTGATCCTTCAAATTTATCGCCATAGTAGTCACCCATAGTAAATTGTGATGCTACGGCCCATGTGGGGCCAGTCGAGTGGTCTATTGTTGTGGATAAATTACACACATTACCACCAGCCCCATTAGAGGGTTGAATCAAAAAGAAATTTCCTTGTACTAACCAGTACCCTGTATCGGGAAATGTATATACTCCAGAAGATTCAGTCATTGATGAACCAAGAATACCAAAACCTACTGGAGCATCCACTTCTTCTAAATTTGCAGTTATAGGGTCTTGGTCATTAGAAAAGTTTGTATGTAGTCTCCATTGGCTAGAGTATGTTAATCCACCAGCAGGGAATCCAGTTTTAGTAGCGCCAGTGAGATCAATAATACCGTTTACATCCAGCGTTGCACCACTAGCTATATCAATCTCACCACCTGAAGCTACATTTATATCTCCACCAGAGGCTACAGTTATTGCCGAGCCAGAAGGAAGGGTAAACGTATCCGAGGCATCTCCTAGAGTTACATCTGTTCCAGTTGCAGGGGATATTTTATTTGTTTTTACTTCGGATGCCATACTATCCTCCTGTGATACTGGCTATTTCAGCATCGTTAAGGCCGAGTGCCTTTAGTTTTTCAATGGCGCTTGCTTTTGTTTCGGCTGCGGCTACTTGTTCTGCTGTGGGTTCTGGGACAGGTGGTTCTACATAATGGAATGCACCATCATAGGTGCCACCAATACGAGTATCTGCTGTAGCTTCAATAAGTTCAGAATTAGGCACAGAAAACTCTGCAACACCATCCCAAACTATTATATTTTCTACTACACCATCCTTTACTACTGCGTAATTAGCCATTTTATAAATACTCCCAAACTAATACTAGACCTTGTCTGCCAGCTGCTCCTGTGCTAGCTGCTGCTGTTGTAACTTCTCCACCCCCATAACCAACCGAAGAAGTTGTCGTGCCGCTAGTGGATGACACAGCACCATAACCATGAGCCACTTGCCCCGCACTACTTGCTCCAGCTCCACCGCTACCAGCTATATACACCCCATTAGTCGGACCAGTTGGAAGGGCTGTAGTTACACCACCAGTATGATCAGCATTACCACCCCCATTACCACCGATACACTCTATCTCTGTGAATGATCCCGTCCCAGTTGCATAGGTAAACTTAGATGTACCGCCTGCTCCCCCAGCGCCAGAAGAACCAGCAGCGCCAGCAGCGCCAACAGTAACAGTTGCTGTGTCTACGGTAGCAACATCTAAAAATACTTTTGCATAGGCTCCAGCACCACCAGAACCACCACTATTTGCTCCCGCTCCAGAACCACCCCCTCCTGCAATAACCTCAACAATTATTTTTGTTGGATTATTCGTAGATTTAGACCATGTAGAAGATGCTGCTGTATAAATTCTCAATGCCACCAAACCACCACCAGCAGCATCTTCCCAAGTAGCATCACCAGCAGCATCGCTTGTTAATAGCTTGTCCGCACCCGGAGAACCACCAGATATTTTTATCGTTCCGGGTATGACAACCTTGTCACCGCTAGCCCCAAGCGTTAAATCAGTTGTTGCGCCTTCTGGCTCTACTGTATCTACATTTAGTAAGCTCATACGATCACCAGTGTTCCTGTGACTGTGATGGTTCCAGTTAAGGTTACAGGGCCAGCCACTACAGCATTATCTGCAATTAGAAAGTCCCCATCAATAGTGGCAGCATTCTCAAAGAACCCCTCCCTTCCGGGAGCTGGTCCAATATATAATGTGCCGTTAGTGTTTTCTAACATGACTTCTCCTATTCGCTTATTTCATCTACATAACTAACCCAAACATGGCAACCGCTTGCTGTACCGCAGACTCCGTATAAATCATCGGTCGCTTGAACAACAACCTTGGCACCACCTTGTATTAGTTCAACTGAACTTGTAGGGGGGATGCTTAGATTTTTACAAAGATAATAATTAGTACCCGCGCTATTCATATCTATATAAACATCCATTGTAATTGCAGTAGTCAGAATATTGCATAACCTTAATCCTATAATGGCATCATCAGAGTTTATCTCTGAGCCACTAAGAATTGCAGTTTCTGAGTCTGTAACTAATACACCTTTTGATTCAAAATCTTGTGCCATAATATTATCCTATTTTAGAGGGCAATCGCCATGGCGACTGAAAATCCTTTTGAAGCTGCAGCAGTTCCTGCTGTGGCTGATGTTAATCTTCCTTGTGCATCTACTACAATTGCTGATGGATATGCGTAAGTATTAGCTGTGACACTTGTATCTGCTAACTTATCTGCGGTTATTGCATCATCTGCTATAGATGCAGTATCTATTTCTTTCCAATCCATACCGTAGGTAAGGGTAGAGTCTGCGGTAAGAACCTTATCATCATAGCTGGAGTTAAGATTACCACTAATCGTAGTTCCACCAGCCCATGGTGTATCAGCAGTACCGTTATAAGTTATTAGCTGGCCTATACCACTAAGTGTATCAGGTGTTTCGGAAAGAACCTTCTCCCACTTGCTAGTTGATGAAGAGTATTTTAATACTTGATCGTTTATCGCGGAATCAGTATCTATTTCCTCACCAGTAATCTTAGCAACTGTTACCACACCAGCATTAGTCATGGTTACATCACCAGACAATGCCGCTGCAGTAAAACCTGTACCATCACCAATCATAATCTCAGTGGTAGCCAGAGCAAGATCAGATGGAACTCCAGAGGAGTTGGCATTCCTAACCTTGACCGTATTAGCTGCCATATCTGCTAGTTCAGCATTCGCTACACCAGCATCTTTGATTGTTACCGCACCAGAAGATACTGAAAAGTTATCAGAGGAAAATGACGCTACACCTTTGTTTGATGTACTAGCTTCCTCCCCCGCAATCGTCAAGGTCGTGCCGGTAGCACTCGTATCAATTCCTTCTCCACCAGAAACTGTTAGGCTCTCACTATCAAGATCAATGTCTATTGTTCCACTGTCAGATATAAGGTCTAAATCTTCTGCTGTAACTTTATCATCTACATATTTTTTAATTGACTGCTGAGTAGCCAGTTTAACTGCGCTGTCAGATGCCATGTCATCTTCATCTTTTATTCCTGTAACGGTAGCACCATCACCAGCTATGCTGACGCTAGTATTAGCAACTACTGTCGTTCCTGTAATTGCGGCAGGGGTAGCTCCACCAATCACTGCGCCATCAATAGTTCCTGCATTGACATCAACTGAATTACTCGTCTCTGGATCAATCGCTAAAGTAATCCAAGCATCGTTAGCCTGATTCCTTATTTTAAGAAGATTAGCGCTAGTATCAAGCCAGATCATACCCATTGCCCTAGCAGCATGACCACTTGCACTTGTATCAATAGTGGGTGCTGAAGACTTAGCGATTAGAACCTGAACAGCTTGGTCAGGACCAACGTCCGATGTAGAGGTTGTATCAGTACCAAGAGGGAATGTATACTGTAATGCGCGTTTGATTAATTGAAGATGGTTATCTCCTTCTGATACATTATCAGATGATAACGGCCAATCTCTATCTAGATTGTCAATATAATTGCCAGTTTCTAAACCCATAATTTACTCCTAGTAGTAACCACCAGTATTCATTACCCTCATGGCATTGCCTGAATGAGAGTCTTTATCATCTTGAAGTTGAATATCTTGTACAGCCTTGAAGAATGCTTGTGACCACGTCTGCGCTCTTGCATCATTCATTAAGAAGGGTTCTGCTTCTAATAGCGCACCATAAAGATATATGTCTGGATTATTTGTAAGCATTGTATTAGTTGGTGCTGCATCGCTAAGGGCAGCAACCTTTGCGTAGTAATCAATTTCCAGTGTGTATGAACTTGACGGTACTGGCCCCATTAAAATATAACCAGCCCTCATTGTATACGCTTCTGGAATCCCTGTTATACTACCAGCATTTATTCTTGGTAGTAATTGTGGGGTCACATAGTTAAGTGGATGAATAATATTATTAACATTATCTGAAATAGTACCAGCAGTAAAGGTGGTGTATATTTCTATTACGCCTGCACCGCTATCATGGGCAGCAGCGGTAGTGCCATTCGCAGCTCTAGTGCAACCGGTCAGGGTTTCTGTAGAGATTCCTGTGTAGGTAATCTGTTCAGTCCCAATTAGAATTGTACCAGTAGCTGTAAATCCTGTAGCAGATGTTAATATAATTGATGTATCAGAATCAGTAATATCGCCATTCAATGTTGTGCTTGCTATAGAACTAGTATCATACTGGACTGTCCTCAACTGCAAGTAATCAGAAGGAACCGGGTATCTCTTCGATCCACTAACCAAAGAAATAATCTTAACTGACTCCATAAGCCTAACCCTCAAAGTGCGGTTTATCCGCGCTTCTGCTAGTTTTATGAACGTCGGTATTTGATCGGTTAGATCGCTACGATCAACGTAATTAGCTATCTCTGTTTTTAATTCAGAGAATGTTGAGAGAGCCATTATCTAGTTAGTTCAGTAATATAAACTTCTGCTGTACCTGTTCCAGTAATCGCTGAACACATACTTCCCCCACCTTGTACACGGATAAAGTAAGGTGTACCAGCCGCGATGTAAGTTGAGGATGTCGTGGCAGGGCGATTAGGATCAAAGGCAACGAAACAAGCAGCAGTTGCAGTTACCATAACTGTCTGCGTTTGCGCTCCAAATGCAGATGTTGCGGTTGCGCCACTGGAGTCGGTTGCGGATAACGTATGGTTCGTTCCCAGTCTAAAAACATTACTAATATCAATCATATCTTTTTACCTATATTTTTGTTGGAGCTACGCGAAAGTATGAGTAGTCTGGATCATTAAGATATGACGCTAATACAGCAGGGTCTTTCTCTACCATATACATCCAACCACCCTCACCATCGGGAACCTGTGTTTCTCGTTGCCATTTCTGATAAATGACCTTTGGAATAGAATGGGTGTGATGCCAGTCTCCCATCTTTCCGGGTGTTCGTTTATCTCCAAAATCATTAAACTTCCTCTTGGAATCCTCAAGGATCTGTGTTACATCCTGTATTTCTGTAAATGTAAAACTGTTATCAAAGTCATCAAACCACATCTCTGTTCTAGTTGCACCATTATCTTCAAGAAGATATTTAGACATAACCTATATCTCCAACCTTTGGTGCGCCATCAGCAGGATCATTATCAATATATGCTTTCTTTAACCAACCCATAGCATCTCTTGGTTCTTTAGGTTCTGGAGCTTCTGGGTTTTCTCTTAGAACTATTTTCTTCTTTAGTATCTTCCCAGCTGCCTTGTTTAAATCTTTATCAAAATAATCCATGTTTTTCCTCTTTTATAAGTTGGGGGTGAGTTTCCCCACCCCCTATACTTATTACTTTACAGATGCAAGAATCGCACTAGACGCCGAGTTGCGCGAAACAAGCCCGTATTCAGCAATCAACATTGACTTCACTGAATCGCCTTGTTTGGCAAGCTCAACAGTATGGAAAGGACGTAGCCAAGAAATGGCCCAATAATCCATGTCCATAAAGAAACAAGTCGCTGCAACAGAACCCGGACCATCTGCGGCTAGGTTACGATCTGGAACGATTTTAAAAGTCCCGAAATCGGACACATAAACGTCCACCGCAGCAACAGCCGTCGCACCACCAGAACCGGAGACTTGATTGCGAGGCGGGATGCCTAGCGATACCGAGCCTGATCCTACTGATGCCAATCCTGAGATTGTCTGCTTAACCAAAGCAGGAACGATAATCATGTCAGGCTGACCACCATTATCATATGCCTTCTTGATAGTAGCTTTAATGTTGACTTCTGTGGCCGCAACAGTTGAAGTAGCGTTAGTTCGGGTATCTGTACCATCGCCAGTCGCTGCCGCTGCTGAACCACCAGTGCCACCATCGACCCAAGATGCAGTCGGAAACCATGTCTGCGCTCCTGCAGTTGCACGTGCAAGAGTTGCACTACCAACCACCCGTGCGGTATTAGAGGTAAGCATGACTTCCATGTCACGCTTCATTCTTTTTCCCGCTTTGGCGAGCTGGTAGGCTTGAGCCTTGCCGCGACCTGCATAGTTTACAACTTGATCCGTACCTGATGTTTGTAATACATACCTACTGATCTGACAATAGTTCTGCAATTTCGTCGGTTGTGGCGACGTAACGGCAGCAGGACTATCATCACCTTCTATAACCCGGTTCGCAGCACCAGCTGTGATCGAATCAGTTTGCCACTGATACAATGTATTGTCAGCTTTGGTTTTAGCACAACCAGACATAAAAGGAGTATCCATAGGTGCGATATTATAAATTACATCAGACAAATCTTCTCTTATTTGAACACCACTATATGTTAGTGCTGTATCTGAGGCAATTGCCATTTTAAATATCTCCTAAAAAAGTTATTCTTCTAGAATCTCAAAGATTGCTTCAGCCGCATCATCGACATGGCCTGTATCTCTAAGACGCTCTAATTTAGCAGCACGTTTACGCGCTTTGGAGGGAGCCTTCTCTTGCTTTGCTTTTGATCGAACTACCTTTGGTTTATTTTTGACCTTCTTAGAGCGAACTATACGTTGTTTCTTTTGAACATCATCATAAGCCTTGGCCTTCATTAGCATAAGAATTGAACGGTGATCCACCAAGGTATCTAATTCTTCTTTAGTATACCCTTGTCCAACGGCATATTCCCCAATAGCTTTGGAGATCGCCATACGCTTTTCATCATCTCTCCATTCCGGCAGGATCTGAGACATCTTCTGATGTTCCTCCATCCACATCCGTTTATGCTGTTCTGCCATTTCAGCTTGCTGTTGTTCAGTAGCAGCCTTATGTTGGTTTTGAAGTTCTGCTATTTGCTCTTGCGCTTGTCTATAGTCATCGCGCTTGGTCAAATATTCTTCTCGATCTTCAGTCTTTAAGCGTTCCCAATCAACATGTTGGAATTGCTGCAGATGTGCATAGTTTGAAGAG